ATTCAAATCTTGTGGGCTTGCGTTCTTTTCCTGTAGAGCATTAAGATGAGTCTCAAAAACTTGATTCGAAGCTAGGGAGTGGAGACCCTTTGGACTTATCGCGTCTCTTCCAAACTGCACATGAGCCTCACCTCTTCTCGGATCAGGATTTTTGTGCTCACGTGGGATTAAGTAGTAACCAGTTTGTGGATCTTCTTGGAAAAGACGTTGGCGCGAGGAAGTGTGTGTGGAACCGTTCCCTTGTAAATATCTCTCTGCAGATGCTTTATCCTTAAATACCAATGCGCTATCGCCTTTAAATTTTTCAGCTCTCTCAGATCCATTCCCACCATGCGGTAATCTACTAGGATCTACATAGCCTGTAAGCTTGTTTAGCGTCACTCCTCCAAACTGATTAGTCATCCCAACAAAACCAGGAAATGAACGGAGCTCCGCAGCGACCTCTAATTCTGGTATCATATAAGAAGCTACCGTTAGTACAGCCAATTTCTTCACATCCTTGTCCGTAACAAGACCCTCTAGAACCTTATCCCCAAAAGCATGCTCCAGAAACTCCTCTGCATCCGCTACAACATCTGGATACATTTTCTCAATCCCATCGAAGGATCCATGTGCGTCTCTAACAAACTCGATAAACTTGTTAGTTCTGGATTCAATAGCTCCTATGGAGAGACGAAGAGCTGCAGTAATTTCCCCACCCAATCTCTCTTTCTTCCGGCTGGGAGATAGCTCTACCCAATCTACGAAAGCATTTGCAATAAGAGGGGCTGTCTCGTCTACTCGTGACCTTATAGTAGGCCAGTCAGATCCTCCTGCACTACCGGTGGACGAAATTAACTGCTCTCCACTATCACACTTCTTGACCTTTCTCACAGCATCTATAATATCAAAAAGAGGGTTGCTCACTTTTACACCAGGGGAGGAACTCAGAAGTCTACCAGTAAAATGAGTACCTTGATAACGATTCACGCTGCTGTGGTCTTTAAGCTTCTCTGTTTGAATACCAGCAGACATCAAGGGCTTTTCTGCATCGCTTGTCAAAGACCCATACATAAGCTTACTTTGTTGACCAGTACCTCCTCTAGTGAAAAATCTATTCAAAATCTTTTCTCTCTCCTGGCGACCCCCCACCTCGAAACAAGCTCCTTCATTTTTAGCAGCATCTGACAAAATGGACAGGAAGCTACCGAAGTCATCAACGAATTCTTTTATAGCTTCTTCTCCGAAATCCTCACCCTCGAGCTCATATATTCCAGCAAACTGCTGTGACCATAGAGTAACTCCCGGTGTCATCCTATTTTCGATTTTGTCTGCTATACCTTGAACTAAGAGGCGTGCCCTCTCCTTAAGGTCACCATCCTTATCTGGTATATTGAGAGCTGGGTCGTTAGCTAAGTCTTCAATTCGGGGTGCCAATCCGAGGATATTCTGAGCTTCCGGGTGCAGGACAGGCATTTCCATGGCAGCAGGGTCTTCCGCTCCAAGATCTTCCGCTTCAAGACCTGCTTCATCCTCATCCTTCAACCTCAACTCTAAGTATTGTATTAGGGTATCTTGACTAGCGCTGTGCTTGTTTCCTTGGTAATCTCTCCAAGCCACCATTCCAGGGTCTTCAGTTGATGTCCCAATAAAAGGAGAGAGGCCGATATTGTCAGCTGATATCCCACCAGTAGCAGGAGATTTTGCAGTGTGCAACAAACTTTGTAAATCCTTCTCCTCGTATGACCCTTCTGGAAATTCTCTGTTTAGAGAAAGTTCCCTGGAACCGCCTTGCTCTCCTAAGAGGGCTTCTGACAGAGAATACCTCCTCTTTCTAAGTTTAGAGTAGGTATCTAGGAGATCTGTAAGAATATGCATTAGCCCTCAAACATAAATAGGGAATGTTCCATACGAGACATTCCCTATTATAGTAAATTATTTTAAATTTTTAATCAGTACCGGCATATTGTACAGCAAAATCAAATCTAAGGATGAGTTCCACTGTGTGAAACTCGTTAGTACCATAATTAAATTCAGCCGTTTTCCAAGCCTTTGGATATGCTCCATACAAGTAAATCATTTTAACAGGGGTCATCGTATTATCAAGTTGATAAAGCTTTACACGAGTTTTGAATCCTCCTGTGGGATCTCCTTGGGTAAAGTTGGGAGTGAAAACCCCGTTGATAGGGTCATATGCAGTACTCATCCAATTGAACAAAGTCTCCGCGAGTTGTCCTCTAACCAAGTTATCGAAAGTAATAGTAACTTCTTCCGGAGTAACTTTTCCAGGGTAGTAAAACTTGTCGTTGACTCTATCGGCAATGATATCTTCGGAAGTAAATCCAATACTCGTCACTTGTTTGGCTGCCAAAGTTAAAACAGTATCATCGGTTCCCTCCATACCAGGAGGCATTGCGATTTCTACTTCCCATTGGAAAGCACGGTATGATTCAAGACCTTCAGATAAAGTCGGAAGATCTCCTATGTTAAGAGTTCTGTCAGTTTGATTTGCGTAGTATCCTCTAGCCATTAGTAAATGTCCTCTATTCTATATAGTTTAAGTTGTTCCAATATCAGCGGACTGGTTGGTAAGGTTCAATTCAATTACAAACACTTCTGCAGTCTTTGTGGGTTTGATGAGGATTCTACACCACATCTCATTTCTATCGACCCTTAGTGGTGTATTAGTGGTTTCATCACAGACGACCCTAAACTCGGTGATCCCTCTCCCATTCTTGATATTATTAAGAAGAGGTTGTACGATGTTGACGACTCGACTCCAAGTAATAGGATCGTTAGGCTCGAACACGAGAGGTCTCGTTGAAGCCAAAAGTATCTTGCGGATGATAATCATCATACGTCTTATATTAACTCTGTCAAGAGCTGTGGAAGCCCTCTGGGTAGTTTTCTGCCCCCAGATAACAATTCCATCACCAGCAAACTTAACAATTGGGTTTACGCATTCGCCAGCCCCGTAAAGAGCATCTCGATCACCCTGATTTAGGGATACCTCGACATCAAAAGGACGCGTTAGTCTTCCTCTAACAAGGCCTGCTGGTGCAGACCACGTGTTTGCAATTCTGTCTGTTTCGCACATGGCTCCTATGGCAAATGCCGCAGGATCAACCCATGTATCGGCTGCGCTAAAGACATCGAATATTTTGACCCAAGGCCAGTACACAGCAGCGTAAGAACTATTCAATGCAGCAGTCCTTCCAGTGAAGACTCCGTTGGTCCAGTTAATCGCATCTTGCGCTGAGGTAAGCCCTTTCGGAGGGGACACCAAAGCCATGAAATTTTGAGAGGTTTCCGCAATGGATACGAGAGTATTCTGGAGAATTTGATCACTTATACCAGGTATACACGCCATTGAAATGTTCAAAGACTCGTCGTCTAAAGCATAGATTCCAGTCTTACTTGCTTGACTGCCAATGAAGGCACTTCTTATGGTATCATTAAAGGAACCACTATTGTCAGCCAAGTCTCCATTGGTTCCTCCATACAGTGAGGAAGTTCCATCGATGAACTTAACAAATCTGATAGAATTACCTACAGGACCCGGGGCCCGAACTCCCGGCGTTTCGTTCCAGTTAGTAACAACTTGATTGTCCGTAAGTGCAAACAATGTTTGGAATGATGTCGGAGCAGTCCAAGACTCTGCGTTTGTCTTAGGCGCCACTTCAGAACCTAACCCATTATAAAATGAGGCTTTTATAAATTTGGACGTCGCATCTGTGGTTCCAACATTAAGGACTTGTTCTGGAAATTGGCTATCTTTAACAAAATCCATAGTATAAGATTCTTCGAAACCTCCATCATTGAAGACCTGAAAAGTCCAATCTTTCCCTATTTTTGAATTTACCTTAACTTGAAGTCCGTAGTAGTTGGTGTTGTTTCCAACTGTAATGGCGCTGTAGTTATACCCTTTGCCAGCCCACATGGATTGGACAAAATATGTTCCTCCAGGACCACCACCAGAAACAGTTCCTCCATAACCAGTAACGTGAGAGTTAGAACCAGTCAGCTCGGCACTACCGGAAACCTCTCCGGTAGTGGCAGAGACTTGTGTTAAAACCCTGCAATGTGCGTACGCGGTTGCAGTGTTAGTTGAGCCACTAGCAGCCGACACTTCCAAAGAAGCCCCTGAGCCTGCATATGTCCCAACAAACCATCCGATTGGACCACTTCCTGAAGTGGACGACACGAAAGTAAAAGGAAAATCACTAGTCTGCTTGGCAGATATAGCTTTAACTATGGATTGAGCACCCGCTTGTCTAGTGCCCACAGCAGGAGTTGAGTCAGTCCACTTATCTACCGGCAATTCATAATAAGCAGCATGATCGGCACTACGACCCTGAGTAGGGGTAACATCTGAGGAAGCATCGTTAGATATCTTAAATAAGAATTTTCCGTACTGTTGCCCTCTCCAACCTGCGCCTCCTCCGGGGCCCGCTACGGCATCTCCAGAAACAGCAACAGCGGGACACACGCCATAAGGAACTTGAGCAGAAGCGTCAATACCAGAAGTATTAATAGCACGCACAAAATACAGTGAGCTAGTCTTATTGAGGATTTCTAGAGCAGCGAGTACCCCTTGACCCCCAAGAACTCTGTCTGGACGTCCGAACTCCTCAAGGAGTTGTGTGGTACTGGTTATCATCTTCGCTTTGTTCGGTCTTCCCCGAGAAGCAAATCCGACAATACCGGCAATGGAAGAATTTACAGACGGAGGAAACTCCGAAAAATCCTTTTCTACGATATAAACACCTGGGCTGTTGTACGTGGGCATACTTTATTATCCTACTTTTACAATTGATAGTATCTGACGGTTAGCCAGCTCTCGGACTAGATCGGTCACAAAAGACAATGGGACTGTAACATATTCTTTCGGTCGTAGGTGCTTATGAACATACCCACCAGTGCAAGAAAAAATTAATTCTTCATTTTGATTCCCTAAATTCCTTATAGTAACCATCGTAATCCTCTATGTTATTTATGCATCCAAACACCCTAGCGTGTTCTATTTTTATTAACTATCTTTGATGTCTTCCCTTATCTGATAGATAGAAGTTTGAGCCGCAGTAGCAGAAGCAGACAAATCCAAAAAAGGTTCTATAACTATATCTGCATTAAGCATCTCCAATTGTCCTGTATTAGTGTACAGATATTTTTCATTTGGCACATACGCCTCTACCTCAACCTGAATAGACCGTTTTAATACCCTATCCTGCCTATCAGAGACTACGGTTACGGAATTGTCAGCTACTTGAGTTATAAATCCTAAGATGTAACTGCTGAATTTGGTTCTGAATTCCAGAGAAGGATTAAACATAAGTTGTATCTTCTCCGTTATCTGGTTTAGATCCTCGACATACTTAGCCCAGATATTAACCATAAAAGAAAGCCTAACTGCTTTAGGAGCAATAGAGACAACCCTCGTAGCCCTTTGCTTTGTTTTATCCCATGCAGTCTCGAAAACTACATGCATATTAGTCCTTCTCCTATCTACATCATCTTCGATGTCAGAAATGCCAATGGAGATTACAGGGAGAACTAAGTTTCTATCTTCTTTTATTTTGGCAATAGCTCTCTCAGGATTCGCATAAAAAGTAGGGATATCCACAACAGCCTTATCCTCTGAGTCTATTATACTAATTGTTTGCATTTTTCGTATCAGAAATTGAGTGTACTCGCGATAAAAATCTGCTTGTGTATGCCCTTTTCCCAACTCCAATTCTTGGAGTGCCTTACGAATTTCTAGTAAAGGATTTGCCATGTTGTTAGCCTCCTATCAAACCTATTATATCTACACCCGTAACTGTGTCTCCTATTGTACCAGCGCATCCTTGCATACAAGTAGCACCAGCCATGGGATCACAATAAGCATCACTCACTTGGTATACTATTCGTCCACCTCCCATACTAGCAATTGGCGTGAGAACCTGGATGCATACTGAATCTGGTTCAGTAGGTGGAGGTGGTTTCTCTGGCTTTGCTGGAAACAAACCTCCTACACCATTACCATTTCCATTTCCTGTGGATCTCTGGGTTCTTTCCATGGCGTACACAATGATTGCATCAGGATATCTCTCTATTAGGGTTTTGAATATCTTCCCAACAAACTTCTTAGGGTAATTTTCCGTGTAAAAAGGGGACAAAATAGTTTTGGAGGTGGCTTCCATATCTACGCACACTCACATATAAGATCATGA